AAGATAGTCTTGAACAAATAGAAATAGCAAGTATGGATATAGACGCTGAATTAGATATGGATGCTATGTGGGATAATACGATATGGCAAGAAATAGAAGAAATAGGTGAAACCATATATGGTGAAGTAGAACAAGTAACTTCGGTTGCTGGTGTTCGTGGAGCAGAAGCAGAAGATGAAGCACTAAATCATTTATACTATAGACGAAGTATGAAAGGTATTGCTATGATAGATTTACAAAAGGCCTATGGTAAGTTAAAAATTAAAAGAGGTCAGCTTATAAAAATAAATCCTAAACATCCAAAGTTAAAAAATGTTGACAATCTCTTGTCACAACTGCAAATTAAAATAAATAAATCCTAACACAAAACTCACAAAAAAATAAGTAAATAAGTGTGTTTTTTCTAAATATATAAGATACTTATGTTACGAAAAGTTGAAGAACTTTTCAAACCGGAAATAATCTTATCACTAAACTTAGGAGAAATACACATGAAGCGACTATTGTGTTTGTTATTAATGGGCTTGGTTTCTGCCCAAAATATAGCAGGTACATTACCAAAAGAAAAAGAACCATTCATTTTGACATACTATGACATCAGAGAAGATATTCGTCAACAGTTACCAGAAGGTAAAATTATTGTAGATTTTTATATCAACGAGAGAGGAGAAGTAGAGAATCCAGTTATCAAGGATACTTTTAATATCGACCTTAATGAAGTAGTATTGGATAAATTAAAAGAAGTATCTTACTATCCAGCAACTCAGAATGGAGAACCAATCAAAGTAAAATACACCTTACCAATAGTGTTCAAATGATTGAATACTTTTTATTAGGAGTTTTGGCACCAATCTTTTTAAATCTTTTACATCTATGTGTAGGAATATATGTAGTAATACAAAGAGGAAATATGATGTCATTAGGATTTTCAGGTATGGGATTTATAACCAAAACCATAGGGATGATATTTCTCACTTGGTTAGGAATAGTTAAGTTAAATATGGACTTTCAAATCTATGTTCCGTTATTAACATTCTTTTGGTTCTTTACCCATATAGTAGAAGCCTTTGTGATACAACATTATATGAAAAATAATGTACCAAAATGGTTACAAGATTTACAACTGAATTAAGCAATAAAAAAGGGGAAGATAAACTTCCCCTTTTCTGTGCACCGATAATAGCTATTTACGGAATAAACCCACCAACACCAATAATGCGACTAATCCAGCGAAACCGGATTCGCCGAAATTATTAATAATTGCTGTTAGGTTACCAATAACATTTACACCGAAGATTCCACTTCCAAAGATTACCTCAGAAACAGCTCCTACAGCAACAAAAGACATCATTAAATGAGCTAAGTCATCAATGAAGCTCTTGACGAGTGTTATGATTTCCTTCATTGTTATCTCCCGTTGTTTGTTCTTATCACTAAACAGAAAAGGGATATTTAACTTCCTCAGTTCTGTAGCCGAGTAAATCTCGACATAATAATAACTATATTAATCCCTAAAAAACCTTTTCGCATATATATTGACTATCTTTTCACAATTCTAATATTTATTTATGAATTATAGTAACTAAACTTATAGGAATTTATTATGGCAAACGATTACGAACTGTTTGAAGGTAAATCACTATCATCATTGTTTAAAGATATTTACGATAATTCCAAACACAATAAAACCCAACTTGAAACATTAGTTGGAGAAGTTGCAGGATTCATTAAAGATGGGGATATGGCTGTTCAGTTAATTCCTATGATTAAAGAATATTTAGAAATAAATGTCAAGAATGATGAGCAACTTGTCAAATTGGCAGCTATCGTGCAAAGAATAATAGCTACTGAGGGTAAGGCTAGCAGTGAAACAGAGTTTGGATTATCAGATAGAGAAAAAGAACAATTATTAAAAAGTATTGATGATGTGGTTGTAGATATTCAAAAAAAGACAGACGACATAACAACAGATATTGAATCAGTTAAGGAAGGTTAATGGCATATTTTGGGAGTAATCCTGCACTAACACCAAAGGGTAAAAGTAAAAAACAAGTATCCAACGATGGTGGTGTGCCAACAGCAGCAAAAGTTAAACAGATAATTAATCAGGTTCAGACTTCACCTAACGATAGTGTGTTTTATGAATTCGAACCTGCCGAAGTTATGTTTGTTTATGATACGGAAGAGAAACTTCCGAAAGACAATAATGGTAATCCCATCTATCCTTTAATGGGATGTGTTAAGGCTAGAAAGGTTGAATCTGAACGGAATAAACCTGTTACTGGTCCTCTTAGGATTTTCACCCCATTACACCCATATGAACATCAACTACCCGTAAAGGGGGAATATATAGTTGTTATGGACTATATGGATGTTCCATACTATACAACAATTATTAATTTATTAACAAGCACAAATTCAAATGTTCGACCAGGTAAGAGTGGTGCGAGACCAGATGAGGTCAGAGAAGAAGATTATATTTATGAACATTTTGAAATAACAGAACAAGGATTCGATCCTAAAATAAAAAGACTTCAACCATATGAAGGTGATTATCTTTTACAAGGTAGATGGGGACATTCCATAAGATTTGGTAGTAACATAGTTCCTGATGCACATGAAGATGGTGATTCCAAACAAGATTCACCTAACATATTATTTAGGGCAGGTCAACTTAATGATGCTTCTGATTTTGGAAAGGGTAACGAGTTAAGTGATTTATCTATTCGATATAAACCAGTAAAAGAAGATATAAATGCAGATGGTAGTTCTATATGGATGACGACAGACCAATCTGTAAAACTCGATATTAAAAATACAAATGCTAGTGACCACTCATATATGACATCATTACAATCTGATGACCAACCAACAGAAGGTGGAAAACAGATTACTATTAATTCTGATAGAATAACATTTAACACAAAAAAAGGAAAGATACTTGGTTTTTCTGCAGATGGTATTGGATTCTCAACGAAGAAATCATTCTCGGTAGATGCAGATAATGGGTTACAGATGAACTCAGGAGGAGCAACTTCTATGGGTATGATACCAGGTGGGATAAGTTTAGTTACACCAGGTAATTCAAGACTCGATTTAGGTGCAGGTGCAGATGGTGAAGCAGCTGATGAAATATACCTTTCAAGTGAATGTCCATCTTTTTTAAAACTTGATGATATGGCACACTTAGAGAGTTGTAAAGGTGCTAATGTTCATCTTGATGATTGTGCAGGATTATACACCGACAACGGAAGTTACTTTAAAATTGGTGGAAGTAATGATGAGGCAGTTATTTATGTTAAAGGTCGTGATGATGTTAAACAACAACATTTAGTATTTGGAGAAAAATTAACAGAGATATTAGATTTAATGTTGGCATCACAAGAAGCATTAATTGATACGGTCATGTCATTCGCTGGGATACCAACAGGAGCAGGACCGAGTGGTCCTATAAGTGGTGGGCCACCTAATCAGGCATTAGTAGATGCATTTAAGACAACACAAGTTGAAACTATAAGAGCACAGATTTGTGATATATTAACACGAGTAGAGAAATAATGAGTCTGGACAAAAATAAACTTAAAACAGCTTTAGTTGATAATTATAGTAAACTAGCACAAGATGGAGAAGCAACACAATCAGATTCAGCCGAAGGAATGGCAACGGCCATAGTAGATTTTATGAAGGATGCTGAGATAATACCAATTGGTAGTCCAGCAATGACACCTGCACCACCTGCAGTTCCTGTACCAGATCCTACATCGTTAGGTTTGAAGTTAAAGGTAAGTGGTGTTGACGCAGCTAAAGCTCCTTTAAAGGCAGCAATAGTAGGTAGTTTTAAAGCACAAGATCCGACAATGACACAAATAACAACAGGTATTATATCGGCAGCAGCTTTAATGATAAACTTTGGAACACCAGCTCATTCAGCAATAGGAGCAAGTGTAATGTCAGTTCCACCAATTTTTGCACCATCTACCGCGGTTGGTATGGGTGGTGGTAGTATAGAAGATGTTTGTGATAGTATGGCTACTATTATAATGGCATCTTTTATAGCTACGATTTTTACAGGAACGGTTATCAAACCACCGGCTGTAATACCTGGAGTAATTAGTAGTACAATAATATAGAATAGGAGTCTATAATGAAAAAACAAGAACTCATAAAAATAATTGAGTTAGTAGTCCGTAAAGAAGTCAAGAAACAAGTCAATGAGATATTTATTAAGGAAGGAATTAAATCTTTAACACGAAGTTCTAACTTAGTAGAAACTAAAGATAATAATTCTATTTCATTGAAAGAATCACTTTCACAAAAAGAACTTGTATCACCACCAAGTAAACCTAAGCCTAAAAAGGAAGTTCGTTATACCGAGAATGAATCTTTAAATAAAATTTTAAATGAAACTGCAAATGGTAAACCAACAGAAGAATGGCCTACAATGGGTGGTGGAACTTATGATACTTCAAAGATGGCAGAGGCAATGGGATATGGTAATCTACCAGGTGGTGGAAGTAAAGAGGTGAAACGAGAAATAGCAGCAGTTCAAACAATGAAAGATGCCGGAGTTTCTACAGAACAAGTTGGTGAAGATGTTGTAAACGCATTAACAAGAGATTATAGTGGTGTGATGAAAGCAATAGAAAAAAAGAAACAAGGTTTTCGTCCATAGGAGAAATTAGTTGTCCGTATTAGAAAAAGATTTAGATCCAGATGTAACGATAGGATTATCCCTACCATTAAACTATGATATCAATAGTGGTTTTTTTCCTGGTACCCAAACAACATTAACTCAAACAAGTAGTAATATACGAAACTTACTTTTAACCAATCCGGGTGAACGAGTAGGACATCCTGAATTTGGATGTGGGTTATTGAAAGTATTATTTGAACCAATGTCAAATAGTTTGTTAGATAATATCGAGGAAACCATAACTACTGCAATATCATTTTGGATGCCTCATGTATCAATTGAGAAAATAGATGTTTCAGAAGATGAATCTAATCCAAATCAAATGAACATTGATATAAGATTTGCACTTACATTTCAACCCAACATTTATGAAACAGTATCGTTAAATTTTTTACTTGGGATATAGGAGAGTTAAATGTCAGATAGACTACAAAAAGAAGTAAGGTATATAAATAAAGATTTTTCTTCATTTAGAGCAGACTTAGTAGAGTTTGCAAAACAATATTACCCAAACACATATAACGATTTTAATGAAGCATCACCAGGAATGATGTTTATAGAAATGGCTTCATATGTTGGAGATGTTCTCTCATATTATGTAGATACACAATTTAAAGAAATGTTATTAGCATATGCAGAAGATACAAAATCTATTTATGAAATGGCACAAACTTTTGGTTATAAACCTAAATTGTCATATCCTGCATTTACAAATGTAGATGTGTTTCAGACAGTTCCAGCATCAGGAACAGGAACAAATGTAAAACCAAATTTAAATTATGGACTCGTATTGAAAGAAAGTACACAAGTTCAATCTACGAATGGTGTAACATTTAGATTACGAGAGGATGTTAATTTTAGGTATTCGAGTTCGTTTGATCCTACTGAAATTTCTGTATTTGAAACTGATCCGGATACCAAACAACCTACCTTTTACTTATTAAAGAAAAGTGTAGGGGTTCAGAGTGGAGCTATAACAACAGAGAATTTTGAGTTTGGAAATGCTACAAAGTATGCTAGAATAAAACTTGGTCAAGATAAAATTTTAGAAATAATTTCATGTGTAGATAGTGAGGGTAATACTTGGAAAGAAGTTCCATTTTTAGCACAAGATACAATTTTTGATTCAGTTGAGAATGTAGCTGCAAACGATCCTTCATTATCACAATATAATGACGAGGCACCATATATTTTAAAACTTTTAAAAACACCGAGAAGATTTGTAACCTTTGTTAGAAGTGATGGTAAAATTGAGTTGAGGTTTGGTAGTGGGATTAGCGATAGTGCAGATGAAGAAATAATTCCAAATCCAAGTTCAGTTGGTTCGAGTCTACCTGGTAGTCCAACCTATTTAGATAAATATTTTGATCCTGAGAATTTTTTAAACACAAAAGCATATGGACAGGCACCATCTAACACTACATTAACTATAAAGTATTCATATGGTGGTGGTGTTGGTGACAATGTATCTTCTAATTCTATAACAAATGTAACTAACTTCTCATTTAGTTTGGATGAAACCTCATTAGATAATAATTTAGTATCGGTTACTAAAGAATCAGTTGGTGTTACTAATCCTTATCCAGCCAGTGGTGGTCGTAATGCAGAAACTGTTAAAGAGATAAAAGAAAATTCATTAGCTTACTTTCAAGCTCAAGGAAGGTCAGTTACTAAAGAAGATTATATAACAAGAACATATGCAATGCCAGCCAAGTTTGGAGCTGTTGCTAAAGCATATCTTGTTCAAGATGAACAATTGAATGTTCCTAATATGCAAATAGAAACTAAAGTCGGTTCAGGAGTTTTTATTGATGAGAGAAATATAGACCAACTCAAAGCAAAAGATATGGCAAATACCATACAGAAATTACCAAATCCAATGGCAATGAATTTGTATATTTTAGGATTGGATGGTAATAATAAATTAGCTCAATTAAATGTTGCAGTCAAAGAGAACCTAAAAACTTATTTAAGTCAGTATAGAATAGTAACTGATGCAGTTAATATCAAAAATGCATGGGTTATTAATATTGGAGTTAAATTTTCTTTCATATCAAGAAGAGGATTTAACAAAGAAGAAGTAACATTAAGATGTGTTGAAAGAGTTAAAGAATTTTTTAATATAGAGAAATGGCAGATAAACCAACCAATAATATTACAAGAGTTGGCATATCAAATTTCGTTGGTAGATGGAGTAGGAGCGATTATTCCACCGAAACAAGATAATCCCAAAAATATGCCAGTATTGATTTATAATAAATACGATACATCAACTGGTTATTCAGGAAACATATATGATATTAATTATGCTGAAAAAGACGGAGTAATATATCCATCGTTGGATCCAAGTTGTTTTGAATTAAAATATCCAAACTCGGACATAGAAGGTAGGTCTATAGGAGACTCTATTGGAAATGTATTTTAGGGAGATTTAAATGCATTATTTTACATTTGCAGAAAAAGATACTACACTATATGAGAGAAGTGGAAGTAGAAATACAGGACTCGATGAGATTCTTGAGATTAGAAAGGATAAGAACGCTAACGCTTCTACTATCAATGTAAGTCGTGCTTTAATAAAGTTTGATTTAACAACACTTTCTAATTATATTACTTCGGGTCTTATAACATCAGGTTCAAGTACAAGATTTTATTTAAATCTATTTGATGCTAATTCAACCGGATTATCAACAAGTCAAACATTATACTCATATCCTGTAAGTCAATCTTGGGAAAATGGATCTGGTAGAGAAGATTCCAATCCACAGATTAGTGATGGGTGTAGTTGGTTTTATAAGGACAATGATATTTCTAAAACCTTATGGGCAAATGTTACATCTTCGGGTGGAACTTGGTATAGTGGAAGTGGATACGAGGCATCACAATCTTTTACAAACGAACCATCTGATGTTAGAATGGATGTTACAGATATAGTTTGGAAATGGCATCATAGTATAATTCCAAATGAAGGATTTATGGTTAAACGAAGTGGTAGTATAGGAAACTCAGATGCTAATGCGGAAGAGGGAAATACAACTCATTATGGTAATTTTTCATTCTTTGGTAGGGAAACTCACACCATATATCAACCTAAACTTGAAGCAGTATGGGATGATTCCAAATGGAACACGGGTTCTTTATCTCCACTTTCAAATACAGATTTAGAAGATATAGTTATATATCAACGAGGTCTTAGGAAACAATATAAAGAAAAATCAAAAACAAAATTTAGAGTTGTTGGTAGAGAAAGATATCCTGAAAAAACCTTTTCTGCAACAGCAGGATACTCAACTGGATATACAACCGCTAAATATCTTCCAAGTGGTAGCACATATTATCAAATAAGAGATGCTTATACACAAGATGTTATCGTCCCATTTGGTAGTGGTTCAGTTGTAAGTTGTGATACAACAGGAAATTATTTTAACCTTTGGATGGATGGTTTGTTAGCTGAAAGATTTTATCGAGTGGAGTATAAAGTGGTGAGTGGTAGTGGAACTGTTGATGAAACAATTCAATACTTTGATGAGTTATCCTCGTTCAAGGTGGTGTCTTAAAATGTCATATATTATAGCTGAACCTTGTGTGGGAACTTGTGATACAGCATGTGTAGAGGTATGTCCTGTAGATTGTATTCACGGACCGGATGATAGAGAAGGTAGTGGTGAAGAAGCCAAAGTTGATGGATTTATACCAAAAGAAACTGATTCACTTTACATAAATCCTGAAGAGTGTATTGATTGTGGAGCATGTGAACCTGAATGTCCGGTAGAAGCAATATTTGAAGAAGAAGAAGTTCCAGCAGAATGGAATCATTATATTAAAAAGAATTATGAATTTTTTGGTTTGGAGATGGACTAATGCCTTTAACAAAAGAAGAATTACAGAAAAGTGAATACTATCAAAAATTACAAGAACAAGATAGAGTTCTATATCTGAATAAATTAGACCAAGCAAGAAAATTACAAGGTAGTGTTACCATTATTGATGAGAATGATAATGAATTAATACAACCAGATGTTGAACCATTAAGAAATGATGCTGGGGTATTTTTAGCATTTGAAAATCCTTTTGATGAAGAAAGTAATTTAGACGACATTGACCAACAGATAAAAATAGATAATAAATCTACACTTTATAAAACAGATTTAATTTGGAATAATGTATTAGATAGAGAGTTTAGTGAGTTATGAAAAGAATAAACACAAGTCTATTAGAAAAAGATTATAATTTATTAAGAAAAGAAACCAAAGAGGTTTTAGGTCAAAGTGGTGCATTATATCCACCATTCGGACAGCTTACCACAGATTATGTAGAATTTCATGTTTACGACACTAATAATAATTTTAAGAATAAAGACGTATCAAAGTCCTATGAAATAGTTGAAGGTAATTTTATATTAAAGCCTGGAGCTGATTTAAGAGATAGTGGATACTCTCGTGGTAATTATGTTGTTCGATATTATTTTTATAGACCATTAGGTGGAGCTGATGAAGTAGTATTGACTAAAACAGTTGATAATGTCGGTGGAACAATTCATAGTGGAAATCCTGAAATAACAGGCGTTCCAATGGGCGAGTTTTATGTCGATGGAAATGGTGATGCATTTGTTGGACCAGAACAACCTACTGATGGAACAAATGGACAAGAACTTGTTGTTACAGAATTTAAATTTTTTATAGATGAGATATCATCTTCAAGAACTGAATTACGAGTAGCTCCACAGCAGATTAATAATATTAATTACCTTAAACAATTTTCAAAACTATCAAAAAATATAATAAAATATTATCCAAAAAAATCTTGGACTGAGTATGTTGATAATTATCCTGATTTAGCACAGGCATGGGGTGTTATCGAGGGTAATCCTAATAGTCCAGCTGCATTATATTGGATACCGAGAGGTGGAACAACTAAGGCTGGATTTGGGGAAGCCCATTGGATAACAAATGGAGAATCAGAAGGTAGACTACTCCCTAATGAGGGTGGTGGTGGACAAGTGAGTTGGACTGGTCCTGATAGTTCACAGATAGAATTTAATACAAGATTAGAAACCGATGATGGATTTCAAGAAATTATGCAGGATGGTAAACTTATAGTAAAAGATGCATTTATTACTGGTTATGAAGAAAGGGCTGATGTAGAAGAGAATGGTAATTATTCGATAGAATTACCTATACCTGAATCTTACATCGAGGCTCAAGATTTACAAGAACTTGGTTTTCCCATGTCAGTTAGATATATAATAAAGGAAGAATTATCTACAAAGACTATCTATGGACATGGTTTTGATGGATACGCTCCAATACCAAATCTAACAACACCCGGAGTAAGATATCATTTTGATTTTGGATGTGGTCATACCGAAACAACAGACCAGCCATTTGCAAATCATACTTATGATTCACCAGGTTTATATAATCCTGTTGTTACGATATTGACACCAAATTTTACATTAGAAGTGTCTGATTTATATAGAAATGTTGATGGAAATTTAGATGGGCCAGGATTAAGGGGTAGTCAGTTGAATGGATACTCACCAACCGAGACCGTGAGTGAAGAAGATGTCAATGTTGAAGGTGGAGTTCAAGATGATGAATTACCAATGGCAAGTGCACTCGATGGTAAGATTATCAAATGGAATGGTAATGAAGGACCTGCACCATTTTACTCAGTTGGAGGTTCAAAGGCAACTGTAGGAACGATTTGGTATGTCCAAAATGGTCACACTCGAGCAATAGCATCTGCAATAAATACACCTCTTCGTATTTTATTAGGATTGAGAAAACAAATACAAAACAATGATGGAGAACTAATTACAGTAAATGATTTAAGTGGTGATATTGCTTTACCGTTAAGTGTTTTAAATACAATGCCTATAGGACCTAATTTAGACCAGACTAACTTTGCTAATTCAGAAGAAGATGAATTAAAAAGAAATCTTGAAGGGTGGTATGATGGAGACCAAATTCAAATAGATAGAGAAGCAAGAGAGGCACTATTAGCATCTCAAACTGAAACTCAAGATGAATCAGGAGATGAGTTTGATGATGAAGAGGTTGATAATGAAGAAACTCAAGGAAGTGGTGGAGTTTTAACTCTCGTAAATAGTCCAATTGAAGGAGGACAATTTGGTACAGCTGCTTCAAAGGTAAGATTTTTAACACCAACCAGCACATCTTTTGTATCTACTCAAGCTGGAGCATCTTCACAGCTAACCTTTACCGCAAACACTATGGTTCAGGTTAGAGGTGAACCAACGGCTAATGCTAATGAGTGGGGTGGATGGTATGCAGATCCTGAATTTGAACTTCTTGTATATGATGAACAGAATCCACAATTTTTATTAACTGAGAATGTAACCCTATACGCTAAAGTTGAATCGGGCGTGTAATGAGGAATAAACGAATGATATATTGGGGTGGTAATCACCAAACAATAATACCACGAATGGGTGCATGTGGAAGTGGTACGGATCCAAAAGGTGGGAGTGGTGGTGGTGCTGGTAGCGGTGGTGGTTCTGCTAATGTTCCGATAGACGCTGGAAAATTTGATTTTCTTGATGATTTTAAAGATTGGTTGAAAGATAACGCCGGTAAATTAGCATTAGGAGCTTTAGCTGTTGGATTGGTTGCAGGTGCACTTGTTTACGCTAAGAAACGAAGAAAAGGTGGTGATACTCCAAGTATTCCAGGTTTTGAAGATTCTGGATTCGATATTGAAGGTGCGTCATCCATTGACAGAAGTGCTGGTAGAGGAGCATTTGATGAAAATGGTGCATCAAGTGGATTTGATTCAAACGGACTTCCAAATCCTCCTGAATATGTAGGACAGCAAGTAGTAGATGAAGATGGTAACCTTTGGGTTTATAAGGACCCACCAGGAGAATGGATTAATTTTGGTGATGTTGATGCTCAATTCTTAAATACCGGACAGGTAAGAGAAGTTCCAATTTATCAAGATTACGAATCTCGTATTAGAGAAGTTCAAAATCAAGATATTATTTTAACTGAAAAAAGTTGGGCACAAGTAGCAGAAGAAGTTGGTAATATAGGACCCGTTCAACCTAATCTCCAAGTAAAATTTGAAGATTGGTATGTCGAGTATGATATAGCAACAAAAGATTTATACACTTATTTAAGATTTAATAATGATACTCGTGTATTAACCACAAACTTTAAAGAGGATACATCAACCTATACAGAATATCCACATTCAATCGTTTATAAATTGTATGAACCTTTACCTGATAATATACAAAGGGGTGATTTTCTATATGTTGTAAAAGAAATGGCACAACCTTATGAGGAAAGAGTTCAACTTATTGATTTTGTTGATGAGACTTTATCCGATGTGGTATTGAGACAACCTAAATTTGAAAGTGATAACGAAAACTATTTTTCACCACGTGATACACAATATAAAACTTATACTGATTTAACCACATCAAATACTGATATAGCAAAAGTTATTGAAAATGAGGTGATTAGTGGTAGTTTCGGTGAAAGTATAGAGTTAAACGGATTAGACTTTAGACAATTTAAATTCTTTTCAAAATTTAGTTCAGTAGAAGATAGATTAGGAAACTTTAAATATAAACTACAACAGATAGAGTTGTTTGAAAGTCAAAGTCTTTCACTATTAGGTATATCGGGCTCACATACAGCAAATTATACGGCATCTCTCGATATGAAAGCGAGAAAAATTAAGAATGAATTTACTCCATTTGAAAAATATATGTATTTTGAAAGTTCATCTTACATATCAAGTTCACTTGGAATATTTCATGATAACGCATGGCCTAAGAAAAGTGGAACTGGAACTAATCTTAATCCTTATGTTTTATATAGTGTAAGTGAATCCATAGCAACAAGTTGGTATGATAGACAAATTGTAAGTGCATCAAACTATGATAGGGAAAATCGTGATAGATTATTAACAAATATACCTGCTCATATTAGGGACGAATCACAGAATGATGCGTTCCTAACATTTATTAATATGACAGGAGAACATTTTGATGGAATTTGGTCATACATAAATCAGATACCAGCAATTCACGATAGACGAAATGGTTTAAACGAAGGATTATCAAAAGATTTAATTTACCATGTTGGTCGTTCATTAGGATTTTATTTAAATGATGGTAAGGATTTAATAAGTTTACCAAGATATGTAACAGGAGCCCAAGTAACTGGCTCTGATTCAACTTCATCTACATTTTCTGCAAGTCCTGAACGAGATATATCAAGAGAAATATGGAAAAGAATATTGGCAAACATGCCATTTTTCTTAAAAACCAAAGGAACATTAAGGTCATTTAAGGGGTTGATAAATTGTTATGGAATACCATCAAGTATTCTTAGGGTTAGGGAGTATGGAGGACCTCAACCTGAACAAGATGCAAAACCTGCAGTTTCAATTACTCGTAACTTTACAAAGGCGTTAGAGTTTAAGGGGAACACTCATGTTTTGAGCACTTGGGTAAACGATAGTAAGAGTGGAAGGAAGCCCGATACGGTTGAATTTAGATTTAGGTCTGCTACGGCAAGTGGTTCAACACAAACAATTGTTCAGGCAGGTGATGATTGGGCAGTAAGATTAAAAGATAATAGTTCCACCGATAATTACGGATTTGTTGAATTTGTATTATCAGGAAGTGGTCCTGATGATCCTGGACTATTTACATTAACATCAGAAGAACTACCAATATATGATGGAGAATTTTATTCTGTAATGTTAACACGATTAAGTGCAAGTGTCGAAGATAGTGGACGACATTATAGTGGTAGTTCCATAGGACAATTAACAGCTGACACTACCTCACAAAACATTGTATACTCACTTCATGTTGGTAGATATGATTCAGGAGTAAAAAGAATACTAAGACAAAATTGGGTTAGTGGTTCAAATGCAACATCTTCTTTTAACGGAGCATTTGTTGGTAACGAAACACTATACATTGGTGGTAATGGAACAAATACATTTGGAACTCAATTTAGTGGTTCTCTTATGGAATTTAGGTATTGGAATAGTGCACTTAATAGTGGTTCATTTCAAAATAGAATAGCAGCACCAAAATCATATGATGGTAATCATGCTTCTGCATCTTGGGAAGATTTAGTTTTAAGATATTCATTTAATGATGATAAAGATTTAAGTAGTGATGGTGACATTCGTGATACAAGTGCTGACCAATCATATTTTCAAACTGGAAGTGCACAAGGATACACAAGTGGTAACAAACCACACTTTAGGTCAATAGTCGATGAGGAAAAGGCACGAGTTCCTGGAATAGGACCTAACAGACGAGTAGAAAATAAAGTTCGTGTGGAAAATAATAAACTTGTATTCGGTGGTTTAGCAGTTGACCAACGAGCTGAATTAAGTGCATATGATTTAGCACCATTAGATAGTAATAGATTAGGTATATTTTTCTCACCAACTGATGTTATCAATGAAGATATAATTCGTTCTGTAGCAAATTTAGATTTCGACCAATATGTTGGTGATCCTCGTGATAAGTATAAAAGAAGATATAGACAACTTGAGGATATATCAACCACTTACTGGCAAAAATACACTTCTCCAAATAACTTTTGGGATTATATTAGGTTGATAAGATTTTATGACCAATCTATATTTGAACAACTAAAAAGGATGATTCCAGCAAGAGCAAATGCTAATCTTGGAATTTTAATAGAACCTAATATTTTAGAAAGACGAAAGGAAGTCATAGGTGCACCACCTAATTTAATTGACCAAGATTTCGAAGGTGCGGTTGATGCAAATCTGTATAGAACTATTAGTGGTTCACAACCATTTTATACTTCGTCAATAGATTTAACCGTTCCAATGAAAGTTAGTGGTTCATATTTAACATATACTGGTTCTCTGAATGTTTCGAGACAAGTAGATAAATATGGAGTTCACAACCAATCAACCGTAGTTCTTAGTGGTTCATATTTAGTATACACGGGTTCTATTGATGCAGATATATTTAGAACACCATCATTATATATTGTTTCATCATCTATTCCTGGATGGGGTGGTGGAGAAGAAAAGTATGGTGAGACACTATTTACTATTGGTGGACCTGAAAAAATATTTAGTGAGGTATTACAACCAAATATAACAGGTTCAAGACTATCTGAACATAATTTTGAAAGAAGATTTTTCTATACCACACAGGCAAGTGCCTCTGAGGATAATTTCTTTTCATCATCATTGGTGAGAAGTGATAAACAGAATATTATGTTAGATAATCAGTTATTTAGATTATCATTTCTTGGTTCAAAACAAACTAAGAGAACAACTTTAGACAAATTAGAACCAGTCACCGTAACTTTGACTAATCCAACTACACTTATTACAAAAGATGGTGGTGATTCTAAATTGAAAGTATTATAAATCGTGGAAAATTTTATTTAGGTATATTTATAGATGAGAAAGTTTTAATCTATTATACCCAAAAATCTACACATATTGTAAGGAGAATAAATTATGGGATTTCTTAACAATACCACAATCACAGTTGATGCTATTCTAACCAAAAGAGGTAGAGAGTTACTGGCACGTGGTAATAATGAATTTCAAATAACAAAGTTCGCATTAGCAGACGATGAAGTCGATTATCGTTTATGGGATACTTCCCATCCTAATGGAACAAATTTTTATGGGGCAGTCATTGAGAATATGCCTCTATTAGAACCTGTACCTGATGAAACACAAGCTTTAAAGTATAAGCTAGTTTCATTACCAAAGGAAACATCACGATTACCTATTTTGGACATTTCAGTTCCATCACTTACCTTTACACAAGGTGGTGGTAATGGTGATTTAATTAGTCCAGGAACATTAAATTCGACAGACGCTGAACTCGGATATACATTTATCGTTCACGATACAAATGTAGCGAGATTACAAGTCGGTCAAGCAGCACCTGGACAAACTTCACCATTAGTTCCTGTGAACTTGAGTGGTGATGATATAACTAATAGTCAAAATGTAGTTGGTTTAACAGCAAGAGTGTTACCACAGACTTTTACGACACCGAATCAAAAGACCACTCAACTTACGGTTGTTGGTAATCAAACTGGAGCAACGACAACTATTACGGTTACGGTAAACAAGACCGTTCTTGGTAGTCCAGGAGCTGGTTCATCTTAATCTATAGGAGTTAAAAATGGCATTATCAGGAGTATATAAATTATTTGACCAAGAGAATGATGTTGTAAAGAACATCAAGGCTACTATTTCAAGTGGTGTTTGGAGTGGTGGAAGTGGAACTTTGACAACATTCTTTAGTCAATCCGCACAAAGTTCATCAACGGGTAACTATTACTATGATGTATATAAAACAAGTCCAGCTACCGACACAGAAGCTGAAGTTCAGTTTAGTGTAGCTTATGGACATATACATGGAAGTGGTTCAAAAGGAACGGTTGGAGCGGCGACAGGAAACAGAGCTTCTGCAGCAATTCACGCACAGATTACTAATTTAGTATTACCACCGAATACAGATAGATTCACATACGCTGGTTCGGTAACCTCAAAACACTTTTACGCTGTCTCTATAAAGAGAGCAAGGATGAGAGAAAAGATAGATCCAGGTAATTGGGAACTACACTTATCTGCATCTGTAGCCGCACAAGCAGGAGCAAAACATTCAGCTACTAATCGTCAGTTAAAACTGATTGATGATAGTGATTCTACTACAAATCCTGAAAGTGGAATAGGTGGAAGAGTATTTAATATTGTTTCGGGTTCGATATCAACTGGAACAGCTGATATAAATACAGCAGCAGCTTCAGAAGCACTCGGTGGTATTGGTTTATTCTATCCTGATTTAGGTTTGTTTATCTTTAACGCTAGTGTGATAGAGAAAAAATTAAATCCAGCTGAACTAGCAGATATGTTTACAGTTGAAACGGGTTCAAATGTTCATAATACTAATGCTGAAAAATTCTTTGATGAAATTGTGAATGGTGCTTACTTTCAAGCAAGACGAGAAGAAAAACTTTCTTCAACACATTTTTTCTGTAGAGCAGGAAATAAAGAATTTAACTTTAGTAACAATCCTACTTTCTTTACTGCATCAACTGGAGATTTTGTTCAACCTACTTTCTTTAAAGATCCAAAGACCTTTATCACAACCGTTGGTATGTTTAACAATAGTAATGAACTTCTAGCAGTAGCAAAGTTAAGTCAACCTGTTCTCAAATCATTTTCAAGGGAAGCATTAATCAAAGTAAAACTTGATTTCTAAATAATAGGGGGATAGGGTATGTTAAGAGATGTCCACCCACAAGATGTTTCTGTTGAGCCGTTTAAAACATTCAAACGATTCACCTTTACGAATACTGATAGCGGAAGTGGGATTTACGCACTAAACGCTCAAAGTGGAAGTTTGTTTAACTTCATGACAGGTTCGGCAGCATCACGTAGTTTAGGTCAATTCAATGAAGATTCAAAAAGTTTAGATAAACCAAAATCTACTTGGTATAGTACAGGCACATTTTATGATAAGCCTGTATATTATACATTAAATAATATCTACTATGAAAGGTTTAGTAATAGACCTAAAATGAAACATTCAAGTAATAAGGTTGAGCCGTTTTTATCCTATGGCCCTTCCAATCCAAATATAAATTTCAGAGAATTACACGGAGACGCATCATTAATTAGCGTTCCTCAACAGTTTTTCGGTGAGGGAATAAAACCAAATTCAGTTAAGGTTATAGATGATGCTGGATCTATTAGTCTTGATATACGAGATGATGGTGATGGTAATCTTTATGATTATGCATTTTCATCAAGCTATGCGGCGTATAAATCAGGATCATTTCAGGCAACCCCAGCAAATAGTTCAAGTGCAGTAATAGGTAATGTATTCTACAATACTGGCACGATAGTTATGACGAGCACTGGCTCAAAATATCTTGGAGCATTTTTAGGAACTGGAACTGATGGATTCTCTTTAGATTATCGTTCAACACATACAATTTACCAACACGAGTATATAGTTACTTCTCGTGCCGGTCAACACAACTCAACAATGAATGTTAGTGCAACCTTTGAACGAAGTGGTAGCACAACAATAAGAGAAGGTGCAACGCCTTTTCATTTATTTCCACCTGGTGATAATCCAAGTGGTGGTAAAAATTCAACTGGTTCATTTGCATCATTTTACAATGCAACACAATTTTATGAACCATTTGTGTCTCATTCAGAGTTTTCCCCATACATAACAACCATAGGACTTTATAATGATGCAGGTGAACTATTGGTTGTAGGTAGAACATCCAAACCAATAAAAAATGATCCAGAATTAGCTATGAGTTTTGTAGTTAGATTTGATGTATAAACACATCTTTTACCCAATATATATTATATTTATTATATAACAATAAAGTCTACAATCTTTTTAATCTAAAAGGTTTACAATAAGATTAACTGAGGAGAACTTATGTATAGGTTTTTCATTGCACTTATGATGGTCGGTTTGAGTTACGCTCAACAACCTATTATAAGAATTATGCAATCGAGAGAGTATAATACACCAAAAACTTGGTGGAGAGAGGCGACTACCTTTAACTTGAGAGGATATTTAGCCGATGATACTACGGGCATGAGCACTGCTAACGGAGCATCTGGTGTTGCCCTTTACAATAATAACTTTGATGCGTGGAGAGACTCAGTAATGACTCTTGCGGTTACACTTGATGATAAGGATGCAGACATAACTACATTCAGAATTGATTTAGTATTTGATAATGATTTAATTACTTGGGGACATGATTCAACTCGTATACAGAAAGGTTCATATTTAAGTGGATTTACTGAGGGTGATTCAACGGCAAACGCTGATTATTCATACGAAGTAGTTTGGTATGAGAATGTTGGATATGTGGATTCATTACAAACTGCCAATCAAGAAATATCAGAAGGTAACACTCGTTATGATTGGTTAAGGATTACGATGGTTTCTCATAATGGCAACAGCTTTACATTTGGTAATGGTAATAATGTTCAAACCGAACTACTAAAAATACATTTAAAAATAAATGATGTGGTAGATAATTTTCAACCACAATCCTTTAGAATTCCTACTTTTTATAATGGAGTTGCTGGATATTATACTTATGTTTCTGATGGTTACCTTTTAGATTTTAAGGTTTACATAGATGGAAACTATGGAACGGAGGAGACCTACGATGGTGGTGCCCGTGGAGATATCACATTACACCCAAAGTTAATGGATATAGAAGGATACTTTAGATATATTGGTAGAAACGGAATAAACAATGATAACACATATCCATATTGGAAAATAAAGTTTGAATTAGACCAAACTAATCCTGATAACAACGAAAATTGGTATAATTTAGAAACCGTAGATAATGTTAGTGGTAATTCAGATGAAGATTTAAGTGATGATGTTGTTGGTGACCATATATCTACCGTTTGGTATAACGAACAAGGAACGAGTGCACTTCAACCTGTTCCCGGTGAAGGATTTCTTGGTATAAGTTACTATGATTCTACTTATGTTGACGATAGGGGATATTTTAATATTCAATTACCGAGAAACAATTACTATCGTTTATCTTTTTATCCACCTGATGATGCTGATGATATTGGAAATCATAATCAATTAGAATTAGACAGATATGGAATTACTAATATCAATGACGCCATAGCATCATTTAACTTTCAATCGAATAAGTTTTATTCGGTTCTTGGTGTAGATACATTGAATCCTGTTGGATACCTTATTGGTGATGTTGATGGTGATGATTTATTTCAATTAAATGACACCTACTTTTTGTGGGCATATGTATCTGGTATATTTGATAACTACACTCACCTAAATGGTAATTCATATGAGAATTGGTCAACCATTGATACACTAAGAGAAAACAATCAACCCTTTCCATATGTTTGGTATGAAGATTGGGGAAATCAAAAATATGAATTCACGGTGTTTCGTGATGATGATTTAGATGAAGAAAATGCAGGATTAAACTTTGGTTTTGTAGAAGTTATAAATCCTTTAATGAATGATATCCAAACAGGATTAGACACGATTGGTATTTCTATTGGTGAGGCTAGTTCAGAGTGGATGAGTGAAGTTAATCCTGATACTACACTTGATAGTTTATCATATTTCTTCACAGGTGATATAAATGTCTCAGGAACTAAAGTTAAAGAAACTGATTTTTCAGTTGGAACTGATTTTGATGTCCCTACACCTGAAAGTCAAGATGGATATATTAATGTAAATGGTTCAACTTTTTATAGATGGGGTGAGGGGGACCCACCTAATACTTGGGCAGCAAAAACTGCTACGAATCATTTTGATGTAGAATTATCTTTTCCATCTGATTCTACCGTCAGAGTTCAATCAGGTAATCAGATAGAAGTTCCGTTGATGATTAGTCCAAAAGAAGGAAATAAAGTAGCTGGATTTGAATTTCAAGTTGAGTTTAATGAACAAGAATTAAAATTTTTAGATATGAAAACAGGAACTTTACCTGGACCTTGGATGAGTTACACTCGTGTTCATGAACCAAGTAAAGGGTGGAGACGAGTATCATTTGGAGCATTAGATTATTCACCTGGTAACGCATCAGATACATATTGGATTGAAAATGATATGGTTGGATTATCTTTATTGTTTGAAGCTGAATTTCCACCTACCGAATGGACAGAGGCACCGATAAGATTTGTCGGTAAAAATGCAGCTGGTAATCAAAGTGGTGATGATTTACTGATGAGAAGAATGGATGGTCAAGTCTTGGTGTGGAACAAGTATTGGGCATTTGGTGGTGGTGAACCGACCAATGATGAAATAACTTACAACTACCCTAACCCATTTAGAGATTTTACGACATTTCAGTTTTATCTTGACCAAACAGAAAATGCAAAAGTATATATATTAAATTCTGTTGGTCAGTATATGGGGACTATATTTGACGAGATTGTTGTCGAGGGTTTACATACATTTGCATTTACAAATCAACCAGCAGATTTCTTACCTGAAGTGTCGGTTAAGCAAGGTTGGAAAAGTTTAGAACCAGGTGTTTATATATTTGTTTTACAGACAGAAAAGAAAATCCGTTCAAGTAAATTTACCGTAATAAAATAAGGAGAGTAAAATGGATTTTATTATTTTTATAGTATCGTTAATAGTAGTAACTTTGATAATGAGAGGATTAACAATGTTACAAGTTTGGCAATCAAAAAGGAAAAAATGAAAAGAGTATTAACATCATTATTTTTTATTAGTTCATTATTTGGTCAATTGAATAATATATTGACAATAACTCCGAGTGCCATTACAAGTGGTATTGGTAATGTTAATCTACCTAATAATAATCCGGCCCGTAACCTTTTGGGTAGTGATGGATTTAGTTTGACAAAGGTAAAGTGGTTAAGAAACATTACTGATGATATGGGATATAATTATTTGACTATTGACAATCGTTCATTTGGATTGAATATAATGTCATTTAAATATGGTAACCAAAGACAAACAGATGAAACAGGAGTAACGGAGTTAATATTTGAACCGACATCTACGATAATAGAAGTAAATTGGACACCAGGTAATTTATATTATACAAAAGATTCGGTAAGTAAAAAATTAGAAAATGCTTGGATTGGATTCGAGATGAAATACATTAGACACAATTTACATATTGAAAGTGCACATGGACTTGTATTTGGTGTTGGAACTTACTTTAATAATGTTTATAAAGAACTCGATTTAGATGTAGCAATAAAAAACTTTGGGGCACCTATGAAGGTAGAAATAGATAGAGCAGAAATACCAATGTCACTTGAAGTTGCATTAACATATCCATATAGAGAATTTAATCTGTTCGGTCAGGCAAATGTGTTTAAAAAATACAATACAATAGCTTTCGGTGGAACATTTAATTACAAAAATGTATTTTTTCAAAAGGTGGGATACTATATGGATAGTGAACATAGATTAATATATCCAACTATTGGATTTGATATATTATATGATAAATATATATTTTCAAGTAGTTATGTTCCATATATGTATGATATGGAAACGTTACCCTTGAGTAGAACTTTTAAACTAACAATAACAATGGAGATGAAATAATGTGTAAATGTAAAAACTGTAAATGTGAAGAATGTAATAATTGCAATTGCTGTGATTGTTAATTAAGGAGAATAAAATGGCAAAAGATATAGAACAAGCTATTGAAGAAGTTAAAGGGAAGGGGTTTAAGGTATCAATTAATAATATTATTGCTATTGTTACTTTTCTTTCTACCGTCATTGCTGGTTGGTATAGTTTTACTGGTCGTATTGATGGGTTGGAAGAAGTAGTTACTGGTTTTGCTGATGCAAGTGATATTGAACTCGTAACCGAAAAATTCAATTCTTATGATGTGATATTTTTAAAGTATGACGAAGAACTAAAATACTTACGTGATAAGGTTGATAAATTAAAGAACCCAAAAGTTAAATCTTACGATGGTGATATTATCAACTTAGAAAATAAGATTGATAAATTACAGAATGAGATTAAACGATTGGAGAAACTATTAAAGGATCCGTTAGCGGACTTTAAATAAAAAGGAGAAGGTAGTGAATAAGATATTCTCAATACTAACATTAATGGTTTTTATGGGATGTGCCGCTTCAGTTTCCACCGAACAATATGTAGGTGAGTATGAGAAACAGAAGTCGTTAGACGAAGTAGTGATTACCAAAGTAGATGGGTTAAAGCTCGTTGAGTTAAAATTTAATAAAGAACTCGAAGAACGATATCCTGAACTTGGTGAAAAAAGGGTTGCATTTGGTTTAAAACAAGAACTTGAAAATGTTGTATCTTATGTTGGTAGGTTTAATATGATAGAAGCTGACAGAGATAATCAATTAATGATGTTGAATGATTTAAAGGCAAATAACGCAAAGATTGATAAGGCTAAATATTGGGGATATGTTACCATTTATGATTTTGCAGTAAATGCAAGTGAGGATGTTAAAGGTGGTAAGGTTCAGATGGTAAATGAAACTATAATAGGTTTACAAGTAAAATTAGTAAACTTAGAAAACACTCAATATGTAGTAGGAAGTGGACAAGGAAGGGCTAAAACCATCGGTCAAGGATTCTTAGCCAATCCAAATATGGAATGGAATCAGAGTTCGTTGAGTTCTGCTGGTAATAAGGCTATGGAAACAGCAGTAGTCAATGTTATCAAGGCAATTGACAGACGAGGTTGGTAAAGAAATGAATGTTAAAAACTATAATAAAAATATTTTTATTTTGTAGTGGAGTTTATGCACAATCATATTTTTATTCATATGTAGATCCGTGTAGTCAACTAAGTGTGGCTAATTCATACAAGGTATCACAAGATGGTGAAGATGGGTTCAGAGTTACTTTCTATAACAGAACAAAGTTTTTTACATTCGAACAGGTTTTTGATGGAGAATTAGAAAAATGGGCACAAGGAGTCTATCAAGATTTCGAAGATTTATTTCCTTGTGCTGTTCGAGTTGCAGAAGAGTTATTGGGTTCATTATTGGCAAGTAACATATCCGAACAATTTGGTAAATCAGATGACATTTCAGTTGAACCAACGCAAGTAAACTATGCAATCAGAACTACCACTCGGAGTGATACTATACAGTGGGTTACATCATATAATAGTGTCTATACTAATGAGAGCTTTGATGGTAATAGTCAATATGATGGTAATTTTAATTTTACAGATGATTTTAAAAAGGCGTCCCTTACATTTGGTCAATCATTTAAACTATTGAACAAAAGTCAAAACAAGTTATATAATGGAACTTGGTTAATATATCAAACATTTGAGGGTTGGGATTGGTTAGTATCGAGTTCGTATTCTAAGGCACTAACAAAAACACCATCAGAAGCGTTTGTATTGACAGGAACGTATGGTAATGTTGGTGGTTTTGATTTTGCAAACTTAACTTCCGTGTATGGGATTAGATTCCCAATAGAATTTATGAACTATGAAATCACTTTTTCTAACTATGTAGCATATGTATTATTACGATATTATGAAGGACTTCCTGAAGATAATAGATATTTATTCTTACGAAGTCCTTTCATTATGTTTCCTACGGTTTCATTTGATTGGAAATTCGGTAAGGCATTTACGTTCAATATTGGTTTATCAATGGGATATAATACTGTTGTAAATGATTATGGAATTAGAAATAAAACTTATAGTGTGATGATTGGTTCATACTTTTAGGAGAAAATAATGAAAACAAGAATCGGATTAAAGATATTATTGGGATTCTTCATGTTCAAAATAATAAGTGGACAAGATTTACCACAACCGATAATTATTGGTAAGGATTTAAAACCACCAACGATACAAATATCTCGTTTTGTAGAAATAGGTGATGGAATCGGTTTAGAAGCTGATGCTAACCAAGTTACCATTAGTGTAAAATCTATATTAGAAGAATTATTTCAAGAAACTCGATATGTCTTAGTTGATAATAATGCTGACTTTGTGGCAAGTCTTGAGATAGTTTATTTGGGAAAACCAAACGAGGCATTTAGTATTATAGGACTATTTAATAGAAGAAATACGAGTACAGAAATGAGTGTTCTTTTAAATGTTAAAAATAATAAAAATGGTAGAGAAAAGTCTTTTAGGGGTATAGGTGAAATATCAACTATTGTTCAATCAACTGGATTACAGATACAAGAAGATACAGATGATTTTACAAACTCAGCACAAGGAGGAGCGTTGAGAAAGGCAATCGGAGATGCAATTAAAAAGGTTAAGTAATGAATAAAGATACAGTTATTGGTGTTATAATAAATATTATCTTCGTTGTGGGATTGGTTACAACTCGATATTACTATGCAAAAAAAGAAATGAATTTTCTAAAGGGTGATTCGACACGACAAGATGAACTTATAACAATCAATAAAACTAAAATAGATACCTTATATGGTGAGGTGGATTCCTTGTATAAGTTGAATAGTAAAAAAGATTTAGAAATAAATAATTTAAACAAGGAAAACAAAGACAGAATCGCAGAAAAAGACTCCCTAAAAAAAGTATTACGAAAAGAGTTGCTAATGATAAAAACTCAAATTGATAGTTTTCAAACTTCTTTATCGTCAGCCTATTTACAAGGAACTATACCATTTGAACAAGAGTTTGGAACACAAGACGCTTATGTTAGAGTATTTGGTAGGAGTGGATTCAGAGTTGAAGGTCATAAACTAAAAGAGTATAAAACAATATTGGAATATGATGGTTCAATTGCACTTGCAGAACCTACTATAAAAAGATTAAGTAAAAATTCATTTCAGGCAATAATAAATGATATGGAAGTAGGTGGATTACGAATAAAAGGTAGTGAAAGTGCACTTGTAAAATTAAAAATGCCAAGAAATCAAATATCATTAGGACCTATTTTTGGTATAACTTATGATAAAGTTACAGGATTAACAAGTCCAGTTTGGGGATTCGGACTCAGTTATAATTTAATAAATTTGGCAAATTGGAAATAAGTTTTAACGGAGAATTAAATGTTAAAAAAAGTAATTATTGGGATATTGATAACATCCTTTACACATAGTCAAAATTTTGTAGTAGACTTCTTCAAGTATTCTACTGTTTATGGTGGGTTTAATCTCACGTCACCAAAATTTGAAGAGGATAGGTATAGATTAGCAGTTATAGATCCTGTTACCGGAATAGAAAACTACTTAAATGGTGAGGTAAGTATTGTAAGAGAGGATATGGAATTAAAACCTGATTTTGATTTGTCTTTTGGAATACGAAAGGTCGGTAGATTTCAATACGAACCAAAACGAGGTGTTAAAAATGCAGGAGTTGGTGGTGATTGGTATAAGGGAACTGAAACAAATTTTAATGAAGCAGCAACAATTGGTAAAGTAAGGGGTTGGGAGTATTTAATTAAATATTCTGAAAACCAAAGATGGGATGAGAAATTTAAATCACAAGAATACTTTTTAAGATATCTCGGTGATTTGTTTATTGCAAAAGTAAAATATGCAAACTTTGAATTAGAAGATATTCAATATGGTCAAGGTGATATTAGATTTAGAAAAGAGTTTACAAGTGATGAAGCAAGTCTAAACTTTTCTATTGGTGTCGGAGGTAGAACACATCCTGCATATGGGTTTGCACCAACAGTAGTTGATTCATCTTGGTATTTAGGATCGTGGTGGGAGTTCGCATCAGATGCCTTTGGTATAGATGACAGAGGATATGCAGTAGATACCAATGGTGATGGTATTGGAGATGGTCTTGACGATGGATTAGCACTATATGATGTAGGTAACGGACAACTTATTGGATATGTAAATCAAGATTATAGATGGTTTAATGAAGATGGTAAGTTGATGGCAATGAGTGATAGAGAGTTTTACCAATATCATTTTCCGAGACTATTAGAAAATTGGTTTGAGGATAAAACAAGGGCATTAGGAAACCAACGAGAAATATCATTATCACTCGGTGTTGATTATTACAGATATAGTGAAAACTTTTGGATTCACGTGTGGGGTAGTTTGTATCCTTATCATTATGGTTTGGATAAATACTCTTATCATAATGCTGTAAGATGGCAATCTCATGATGAAGATGGTTTAGAACCACAAGATTTTGTATTTGAAGATGCTGGTATTGGTCAATGGTTGGATTATGATTTAGGTGCAATAATTGGATTTAAACTTAAAGAGAATTTAGGTTTTTATTCAGAAGGTAAGTATTTAAATTATTGGGAAAGACCGGCATACGAATTAAAAGTAGGACTTAATTATCAGTTTTTAGGTTTGTAGGAGAAGTAATTTGGAACAAGTTAAAATAGGTCAATTATTATGTGATAATGATATTATCACAAAAAGACAACTAAATCAGGCTTTACAGCTTCAGATTAAAGGTGATAAAAGAACACTTGGTGAGATACTCGTAGATAAAGGATTCTGTGAGTATGATGATATATCTGAGTTGATGATGGGAACATCACACGGAGAATCACCATCAGAAGTTGAAGTGGAAAATGAAGTAGAGATTAGTGAGAATAAAGTAATGGGGACAAAATTTAGTATGTCTATCGGAACTATTGTTGGTTTAATAAGTTTGATATCTACTGGTGTGGGTGGTTACTATATGCTATTACAAGAAATAGAAGAAGCCAAAGAGTTACCAACATTAGAAACTCTCTATGAAAGTGAGTATCCAACTGTTGGTATTGAAGAGAAAAACTGGCCGATATCGTTTCTTAGATATGAAGGTGAAATTAGTAGATTAATGGACGATGTTGATGAACTATTTAACAGAATGGAGAAGTTAGAAGAAGAAAATGTTGAACTTCGAATTCAAATTGCAAAGAAAAGGAACAAATAGTTATGAAGAATTATATATTATACTTTTTACTATCAACGAGTTTTTTATTAGGTCAGATTAATGATGGTAATTTTAAAAAAGAAGTGAGTAAAGGTTTTGTGGTGGTTAAATTTACTGCAGAATGGAGTGCTAAAAACTCTGCATATGATGATGGAGTTTTAGGTAAGGTTAAAGGACTAAAAAACACAAAGGTTATCGAAGTTAAATCGGAAGAGGCCTCGGGCATTGTAAGAAAATTGAGATTGAGGAGTTTTCCATCTATCGTTTTATATCACAATGGTTCGAAGAAAAAGGTATGGAAGGCTGATATGCGAGGTAATTTGGATGTTACAGATGAGAGTATTGAAAAGGAAATCAATAACATTCTTGCAGGTGATGTTTTTTAAAAGTTGATATTTATTAATAGTTTTAAAGGAGAAAAATAATGGGGTTACTTAGTACATTAGCAAAAGGAGCAGGTTCACTATTAGGTGGTGATACACTAAAAGATGTAGGTGGGATTATTGATAATCTACACACATCAGGTGAAGAGAAGGCAGCAGCAAAAGAAAGAATTACACAAATATTAGCTCAGGCAGAACAAGCAGCACAAGCTCAAGTATCTGCTCGTTGGGAAGCTGATATGAAACACGGAAGTTGGTTGAGTAAAAATATCAGACCATTGACATTGGTGTTTCTAACTGCTATATTTACCGTTTTAAGTATATTTGATGGAAACTTAAAAATAGGTGAACAGGCATTTACAATAGGAGCAGCATATGTTCCTGTGTATCAAACATTATTAATGACGGTTTACGCAGCATACTTTGCTGGTCGTTCAATCGAAAAAGTTAAACAAGTAGCAAAGTAGGAGAAAATAAATGGCTGAATTAGCTAAAAAAGAAGATAAAGTAGATTATCATATACAAGACCAAAAACATTCTATTAATACAGAGTTAATTGGTATAATAAAATTTAGACAAAA